GCATAATCAACGAAACCATCTATTTTACTCAAATCTTTACGTTCACATACAATAAACGCATCATCTCCGTTGTTGATTATTCTGTAGTTAAACCTACCATCACAATATCCTGCAATCAGGTTAACCATGATGATTACATTACCTAAACTCGTGTTAATGTCACCTGAAAAACGGGTGCCTTTAATCCTGAATTTTAGACTTCCATCTGCTACTGCCGCTGAGCCCTGATTGTCGATCTGCCAACTTAACAATTTCCTTAGATGTGGATCATTCTGGTACATATGTAAGTACACAGAGTGCTCTAATCTCAATACTTGTTCTGTTACGTGCATGTCAAATTTAGCAGCATCTAACCCAACATATACTGGGTCAGAAAACGCATCTCGGGCATCAGTGAACATGGTGGCAACATCGTATATATTCTTATGTTTGGCTACTACATCGTAGCCGAATATTCTTTCAAACGCTTTATATACACGGTGTTCCTCATGCTTTAAATATGCAGCAAGCTCTAAGTGATACCTTGTACTCCGTGGTTGAATGCATCTGGGCACTTTCGTGATATCGATTTTCTCGAATTTCATAAAAAATTTGCTGTACCCATCTGCCCGAACAAGTGGAGATAACTCCAAGGAGGACATAGCATTTTGATAAAGTGAGTGCTTTCGACCGCGGTACGAATCAACCACATCTCTGTGGGACCGCATGGTGGAACCTCTACCCAACTTATATTTCAATACCATGAATTTATGTTCGAACTTTTTATTGCCCCTATAGGGCAACGGTTTTAAGTATTCTCCGTTTTTGTACATGTAAAAGAGACGACCCATAACACACGCTTCTAATGTTTTCAAATTGCTTTGATTAACTCCAAATTTTGATCCTGCGGTGATATGGTTAAGCACATAAATCCGTCTCTCATGACCTATGCGCTTGATCTGACTGGTGTGCGTAACGTTCCACGGCTTCAAGGTAACTCTATCATCATGTACACCAGCAACATGTGATACACCTATCCGCCTCGCCACGCTTCCTCAGATTTTTTGAGAAGGATAACCCCCGAAGGCCCCTCCAAAGAGGTTTCTCCACCATCGAAGGTATGATTGTGCGTTAGCATAATCAACATAATATCGTTCGGTTTCAGTGATATTGAAGACAATATTCACTATTTTGTCGATCATGTAGAATTGGTGTGTTTTTCTAATTTTACGTTCATTCATTACTGCCGTAGCAAAACGACGAACACTCATTTCGTTAACAGGTGTGCGCTCCACAACACCAAACTTCAGTTTAACTTCTTGAGCCAACATTCCTATTGCGTTACGTCTATGACATCTCACAACTTTGGTTTGTTTCTCACCGATGGGTGGTTCCACCTCGGCTAAACAATCTTCTACTCCATCGTCAAAATCCTGGTCCAAATGTTTTTCATCTCGAACGACATGCTTGGTTACGGTCATTGCTCTTTCTACTTTCCTATATAATACATACAGA